TATCATCTAGCATTTTTATTGCGTCTGCTCTTTTTTGATTTTTAGCATTTAACGCACTTATTTTATGCTCTAACTTATTTATTTTTTCATTAACTGCGTCAAGGTGAAATTGACCTGTCCTATTTGCTTTTTGCTCTAACTCTTTTATTTTATCATCTAACTCATTTATTAACTCTGTATTTCTTCTTACTGCTTTGAATAATGTTGCTTCTAACTCTTTTATTCTATCCATTTTATACCTCATTTTATTTTTTAATTACATTATTTATATGACCCTAATTTAATATAGTTCCCTATTATTTAATATTATTTATTATCTTTTATTATTGTTTATTATTGTTTAGTATGCTTATATTTTAGGGTTAGACAATTGAAAAAGAGAGGGAAATTATGGAGAAAGAAAAAAAGTATTACACTCAGGATTTAGTAGATAGTGCAATAGAAGAACTAGAAGAAACTATTAAATGGGCAGAAGAAAATAAAGAAGAATATGTAACACATGAATTTGACGATTTAATAGCCGAGATAGCCGACAACAACGTACCAATTTATACCTACGACTTACTACAATACGCAAGTAACAATTTTGACTTAATATACCCAAATGAATTATGTAATGAAGAATCCACTGTTACAGGTATAATTATGGCCAATATTTATGAGCTATTACATACAGAATTGTATAATGCAATATGTGAAATAAGAGACAATGAAAAAGAAAACGAAAAGGAGTAAAAATGAACAACCTAACAAAAACACTAAACGGACTAATATCTAGCATAACTCAAATGGAGCTAGACAATACAAAGTTAAATGAAGATATTAGAAAGTTAGAAAAAGAAAAAGAAGCAGGATATAAAACTTTCAACACTGAAACCCACGTCTTAATAAAAAGAGATGATTTAGATGACTTATTAACATCTCTAGACAATCTTACCTACACAACCTCAAATGTCAATGATGAAGCAGAAGAAGCACAATCAAGAGCAGAAGACGCATCTTACTCTGCACTTAATGCCTATGATGAAGCAAAACAATGTTTCAGAGACCTTGAAAAAATGGTAGATGAAGCAGATAAAGAAGAAGAAGAACCTGCTAAAAAAGCACCTGCTAAAAAAGCACCTGCTGTTAAAGTAGCAGTAAGGGAGGGAGGAGCATAAAAAGACGGCTTAATGCCGTCACTAGGTATTTGTAGCCTAGTCTGATGAGATACACGAAACGGCATCAGTTTTTGACATAATTCGAGGGTAGTAGAGAGAGAGTACCGCGAGGCTCTACGAGGTTTCATTATATAGTGGTTTTTTATTTTCATATTTTCCACTAACCTTTTTAACCTGTTTGATACTACCCTCCTAATTTAAATAAAAGTGGCTAAAACAGGGCATTTTGAGCCTAAAAAGACCACTTTAAATAATAAACAAAGGAGTAAATCTTAATGAATAAAATAGATAATAGCACTAAAATAGAGATGTTATGTGAATTAGCACATAATAGAGTTGAAGAAGATTTTAAAGATATAAATAATTATGGTACAAATAAATATATTAATGAAGATTTAAATTATACTGAAAAAGCACAAGATGTATTTAATGAGTATTATGATTATTATGAGAGTATTTTTTTAAGTTATCTAAAGGAGGTTATATAATGGGAGAGGTAGAATTTTTTGATAAGATGAAGAAGATAAATAGGCTCTTATCAAATGAAGCAAGGGAGAGCATATGGAACTATGCTTTAAGTGGTGATTTTGTACCTGTAAAGGCTTTATTAGAAGCAGTAGGAGAAGGAAAGGATTGGAAAGATTTTGAAATAAAAGAAAAAGGAGAAGGAAAATGAACAAACAAGACCTAGATAATCTAATCAGGTGGGCAGTAGATACTGATGGGATAAAGTTTGCTAAAGAAATATATCAAGTTTCTCATACCAACGAATACACAATAGGAAAATTTTTAGGTATGCAGAAAAATCTAATACATTGGATAGCAAACCTTGATGAAACGAATAGACAACATTTAGTAGATGCTATAAATAATAATCCTACAAATGAATATGAAGAGATGAAAGTTACTAGAACAGATATAAATGAGATAGGTGTAGAGGCAACAAAAATAATGTTCAATGGGACAGAGATAATGAGAAAAAAAGGAGAATAACAATGGGAATGGACGTACATGGATTAAATCCAAAGGAAAATAAAACATATGATGACTTTCCTGTACTAAAGGAAATGGAATCAATTGGTTTTAATAAAAAGTGGGAAATACTTGATGCAGATGAAGAAAAAAGAGAAGCATATTGGAAGCAGAAAGATGAGTTTGCTAAAGCTAATCCAGGAGTATATTTCCGCAACAATTGTTGGTGGTGGAGACCTTTATGGAACTACTGCTATGCTATTGCAGATGATATAATCTCTGAAGAAGTATGGGATAGTGGACACTCCAACAATGGAGCAGGTCTCGATGCAGAAGATGCAGAGAGATTAGGTAAGAGAATATTAAACCACATAGATACAGGAGAATGTATTAAGTATCAGGCAGAATATATGCAATACATTGAAGAACAAGATGATGAGTTTGCTAAGTCTTATCCATTTGATGTTGATAATGTTAGAGAATTTGCTAATTTCTGTATTGAATCAGGTGGTTTTGAAATATGTTAGATGTTAGGTTAATAGGGTGGGTGCTAGCAATAGCACTTGCCCTTTTTTGTTGGTTAAAGGTAATTATATCAATCATAAAATTTATATATTAAGGTTTTTCCACGTTGCGTGGTGTTTGCCCTAAATAAACATAATATGCAGTCTTGTTTTGGTGCTTTAAGACTTAAAAGAGAAAAGCACCATAATAAGAAAAAGGAGAAGATAATGATAGTATGTAATAAATGCGGAGGAACAAACATATTTGTAAAGGCTTGGGTAGATGCTAACACAAACGAATATGATAGCGACATTGATGGAACAACAGGGTGGTGTGATGAGTGTGAAACTGAAATTAAATTTAAAGAAAAGACATTAGAAGGAGTATGGTTAAGGAAGAAATTAAAAAAGGAGAAGGAATGATAACAAAAGAAAAAGTCAGGGAATGGCTTGGAACATCAAATCAGTTAGAAGAAGCTATTGAGGTTATTTATGAGATAGCAGTTGGAGAATATAAGGTTAAATCATTGAAACAGGATATCATAGAATATTACAATGGAAATTGGAAATATAAGGAGGGCAAATGAACTTAATAAAAGATTGGGTAGAATGTGAAAAATGTGAAGGAACAGGACATGATATTTTTATGGAAGGTGATGGAATAATATGTCCTAAATGTAATGGAACAGGGGAGGTGAAATGAGCTTAATAAAAGATAAAGCAATGGACTTTCTGAATAATGGAGGCTTTGACCTTGATTATGATGAATTTAACTTGCCTAAGTTGGATGATATGGACACGATACTTGATAACAATATCCATATTTGGGAGTATAAAGGAATGAGTGAAGAAGAATATTATGGAATAGATAAAAACGAAGGGAGGACTGATTGATATTAGGAATACTTGCAATATTGTTTATATTGTATTTTACGTATGAGATTATAAAATATGTTAATAGATAAAGAAAAAGGAGATACTATGAAAAAAGCAAACCCTGTGTGGTATATAGTGATTGCATTAACAATATGGTGTACTTGGAACTCTGTTAAAAGCAGTAATCTAATATCCGTATTGACAACACTAGATACTGAGGTTAGTATAATGACTAGAGAGGTTGGATTTCTTATGGACCGATTAGATGTCCTAGAGACAATAGAACCTGAAGAAGTCATTAGGGAGGAGGTTGAATTACCTGTTGAAGTTAAAGCAGTAATTCAATAAGAAAAAGGAAAAGGGTGAAACCATTTTGGGAGTAGCCCTTTTTTTATTGAGACACAATTGAGACATCAAATTATTTAAAAATTATAAAATAAATTGCTTGTAATAAATATTAATAAATGATAATATATGTATGTGGATATACATATGGAAAGGGATATAATATGAAACCAATCAAATCTGATTATTCAGTAGAAGATAAAAAGCCAAAAGAGAACATAACAACATACCAATTAAAAGTAGATAAAGATATTTGGAGAAAGTTTAAAGGAACATCTTACATCTTAGGCTTTAATTCTGTGAATGATTGTTTAAATGATTTAATTGAAGGATGCGTAAATAGGGCTAATAATGCCGATTAATAGTCCGATTGATATAGAAGGTATATATACCGATTATCTTGATAAAAAACAGGAAGAAAATCGATTAGAAAGGTATAAGGGTAATGAAAGCTGGTATCATGCTAGTGGTGCTGGTAGTTGTTCAAGAAAATTATACTTTGAATCCGTAGAAAAAGTAGAACCAACAAACCCACTTGATGATAAAACAAAAAGATTGCTAAGATTAGGTAATCTTGTACATGATGATTTTGAAAAAGCTCTTACGCACTATAATAGAGTACATAATAGTGTACATAATAGTGTACATAATCAAGAAAAAGAAATTAATAATAAAGAAAAAGGGTTAAAGTTTCATACTGAGCAAGAGATTAGAATTGAGGACCTGAATGTTAGAGGTTTTTATGATATTGTTGCAGAAGGAGAAGAGGTCTATCTGTACGACCTGAAAACTTGTGGAGGATATTCATGGAAGATGAAATTCGGGAGAAAACCCGCATTTAACCCTTCCATACATTATGAGTTACAATTAGGTACGTATGGTTATGCAATAAGAGAACAGATGGGTAGGCTTGATGGAATGTACTTGTATTTTTATAATAAAGATACATCAATGATGAGAGCAGTGTCGGTACCTCTCACCTACGTTTCAAGAGCCTACTTGTTCTGGAAAAATGTAAATGATGAACATGAACAAGGGTTACCTCCGTTTAGAAAAGGTGTTTCACCTGTACAAGAGTGGCAATGTAATTATTGTCAGTTTCTAGACCACTGTAACCCACAACGATAAGGAGTAAATATGAGTAAAACAACACAAAGCACATTCATGAAGCTCTTTAAGACTGACGTAAGTAAATATGTTGAGAAGAAAGGTCAATTTAATTACTTGTCTTGGTCTTTTGCAGTGCAGGAACTTAAACGTGCCTGTCCAAATGCAAGATGGGGAGTAACAAAAGCAGAGGATGGTTCGCCATTCTTTAAAACAGAGTGTGGTTATTTTGTTGATGTATGGGTAGAAGTTGATGGTATATCACTATCACAGATTCATCCTGTACTAGACAATAGGAACAACGCAATAGAAAAGCCAAATGCTTTTCAAATTAATACAAGTCTACAACGAGCATTAGCTAAAGCTATAGCATTACATGGATTAGGATTATATATCTATGCAGGTGAGGATTTACCTGAGCCTGATGCTTTAACTGATGGAGAAGCAAATAAGTTGTATGACACAGCTAAACCTTTAGGTAAAGAGCTTGTTAATGACTTGAAGAAAAAAGTTGCTAGTATGGATATAAATGCTAACAACTACGAAGCCTGTATTGAAAAAGTACAAAACATGCAAAAAGATAAAAAACAAGGAGGTAAATAATGGCAGACGTAAATGAGATGTTTAATGAAACTACCAGAGAAGAAAGTTTCTTTATTCCAGGTAAGGAAGAAAAGAAAAGAGCAACTCAGCCTATTGCTAAAGGCGAGTACTTTGGTCATATCATTGGATGTGAATCTAAAATAGTGGATGTTAAGAAAGGTGAGTTTAAAGCTAGACTTTATACTTATACGTTCCAAGCATCTAAAGAAAATGAAGGCCAAACATTCCAGTTTAAGAATATTGCTGGAGAAATGGAAGATACAAGTGGAAAACCATACGTTGGTTATAAGTTTAGGGGTACAGTATGGAGATTCCTAGAACCTGGCGAAAATGACACGTTTAAGTCAAATTCTGAGGGTAATGCAGGGTATCTAAGATTCTGTGATTCAATAGGGATTGAATGTCCTGTTGAAACTAGAACTATTGATGGTAATGATATAGAAGTTAAATTGCTTCCTAATCTAACACCTGAAGATACACTAGGACAGCCTTGTATAGCATTTGTTGACCTTGGTAGACCATGGACTAATAACAAAGGAGAAAGAAAGCAGTATTGGGACTCCAAGTTTATTAAAAAATGGGCTGAAGGAGAGAAGATTGATATTTCAGGAGGAGAAGATGAAATACCATTCTAGAAGAAAGGTTAATAAAGTTAGAAGAGTGTTTATAAGATTTATGCGTAAAATGGGTATTCCTGTTAAAGATATCGTGCGGATGTCAGGAGTATCTAGAGCTACAATCTATAGACATACTAAATAAAGCTAAGGGGGGAGGTGTCCACATAACATCTCCTCCCTCTCCCTCAAAAAAAAAGGAGGTTATATGGAGAAAAAAATACAATTGATAGATTATAGTAAGCAGATGAAATTAGAATCTACTATGGATGTAATCAAACATTATTCAGAAATGATATTTACAGCTGAGGTTAATATGGGAGAAGTAACAAACCATGGTTCAGTTGTTACAAATAAATTTATTGATAGTTTGAAAAAAAGAAGAGATGAGTTGGCAGGAAAGTATTTTAATGAAATTTATGGAATGTAAATAAGGAGAAGTTATGGGAAGAGCAATAGATATGGAAAAAGATATTGATATGTTGAAAGCACAAGTTAAATCACTTGAAGATATAGTTAGAGGCATGACACATACAATGGATGGATTGAGTGAAAAATCATCAACAACAGAACACATTGATTTAGTCGATGATGTTAAATTAGAGGAGGGTAAAGATGGCAAAAAAGCCAACAATAAGACAAGTAGCAAGTCAGCTGGAACAAGCAGTTCAAGTACTAGAGGTAGCAAAGATGCGAATAATAAATCTAGAAACACTTCTAAGTAAGTATTTTGAGTTTAAGAAAGATGAAAAAAAATTCAAAGAGTTCCTTGACAAGCAAGCTGAAGAGCTTAATAAAGACAGAGCTAGCGACAGTGTACGTGACGAGAAGCAACAAGAAGTTCCTGAGTCTAAATGAAGCACTTAAATGTGAGCTTGAAGAGGAAAAAAAAAGAGCAATTATAGAAGAAAGAGAGGTAGGAATGGTTAAGATATACGAATTATTAACTAGAGTACTTTCTAAAAATGAGTGGGGAATATACTTTAAAGGAGAACCTATTGAAGGATTTCCTACTCAAGATGGTATGAGAGTATATAAAGTAAACGAGATTGCACCTGATACACTGTATGATGCAATAAAAGAAGAATCAATTAAGCAGGAGAAAGAATGGCAAGAAAAACAGGAAGGAAGGACAGAAAACTCATAATATCTTGGCTTAAGGAGGATTTAGAATATTATAAGGCTAATAAGGGTGGTGTTACTGAATTTTGGACACCTATTACTCAGAAACTTATAGATTCTACAGAGATAAGAATAAAAGAGTTAGAGAACAAGGACTAAATGTAAGGGGGAGAAAATGGTAAATGCAATAACATTACCGTATGATAAGGTTACGGAAGATGCTGTATTAGGCTCTGTAATAAATCATGAAGGTGAGTATGAGGCTGTAGCTAAATATTTCACAGATATAGAAGTATTTTATCAAGACAGAGCCAAATTGCTTTGGAAAAAAATAAAATACATGAAGAGTAAAAAAGAAGTTGTAGATACACGTACAGTTACAATGTCTTTAAACCAACATGAAATTAATAGAGGTTTAACGCATTACTATGTTGTTAATTGTACAGGAGACACGTGCCTTGAAGGTATGACTGAATTGTATGCAAAAAAACTTTATGATAAATTCCTCATGAGACAAGTTATCGTAAAAGCTGAAGAGATTAAAACCCAAACTATGAATAATAAAGAGGATATATATCAAACTATCAGCGAAACTCATTCTATATTAGGAGAAATATTAAATAATAAACCATCCATTGCATCAGATATACAGGATGTTATAGATGAAACTGTAGATAGCATTAAAAATAAGACAACAAAGTTAATCACAACAGGATATGCTAATATTGATAAATTCTCAGGTGGATTAACTAGAGGCGAGATTACAATCATAGGAGGTAGGCCAGGTCATGGCAAGACTACTGTTATGATTAATATGTTAGCTAACGTTTTAGAACAAGGATATAGAGCTATATTTTTTAGTAGGGAATTACCTAATTCTGAATTACTTAAAAAGATTATATGCCTTGAATCACAACAGCTTTCTTATGGTAAGGTTAGGAAGAATATATTTGAAGAGAATGATATTAAGTTTTTTAATACTGCTGTTGCTCACATTAAAAAGAAATACTCAAAAGATAAATTTTTAATGTTTGACAACGTTAAAGACTTTGCATCATCATCAAGTGAGGTTAAGCGATTTAAACCTGATATAATATTTGATGATTATATTCAGCTTATAGCCTGTAAAGGTAAAGAGGACCAGAGAAGGCTTCAAATAGAAAAACTTGTCAATGATTATAAATGGTTAGCAAAAGATACTGGAGCAGTTGTTGTTCTTGCATCTCAGTTAAACAGATTTATAGAAAGAGCAGGTTCTAGAGGTAAAGCTTTAATGCCTCAACTATCAGACCTAGCAGAAAGTGGAGCTATTGAGCAGGTTGCTGAAAATGTATTCTTCTCTTATTATGATTATAAGGTTCAAGGTGAAAAAGGTAAGGGTAAAAATATTATAACCTTATGTGCTAGCAAAGTTAGATACGGAGATAGTGGTAATGTAGATTTAGGATATGATGGTAATAAATGTAAGATACATAATTCAATAGAGGAGATGATAAATGACACCATTCCGTTTAAATAAATATATAGGGATAGACCCTGGTAAAAGTGGAGGGTTAATGGTAATAGATGAGACGGGTAGGTCTCAGGCATATAAGTGTCCTGAAAAAGTATTTGATATGTCTGTTTTATTTAAGATTGCCGTAGGAAATACTGCTCCTGATAATGTTAAACTATTAATGGAAAGAGTATGGGCAAGACCAAGTAATGCTACACGTGCTGCTTTTACTTATGGAGTTAACTATGGTCAATGGTTAGGGATAGCTGCATCTCATGAAATTAAGATGTATACAACACTACCTAATGATTGGATTAAATGGATTGGATGCCCTAAAGGACTACTAGTCAAAGAAAGAAAACATTGGCTTAGAGATAAAGCTAAAGAGTTATACCCTGATTTAAAAAAGGTTACACTAGCAACATCAGATGCTATACTAATAACACACTATGCTAAGGAGAAATACTTTAATGAGCGCTAAAAAAGAAAATCCTAAAAACCATATTGGAAGAACTGAAGAAGGTATTAAAAAATTGTTAGAAAGAGAAAAAGCAAAGGTTGGAAATCCTGTACACTTAAATAGAAGGAAGGAATTACATAGAATTAATCCAAGGGTAAGAGCTTTTAGCCATGCTAAAGGTAGAGCAAAAAAGAAAGATATTCCTTTTGAATTTGCAAGAAGTAAGGATTTGCCCATTGTTCCTGAAATTTGCCCTGCACTTTTTATCCCTTTATTTGTGGGAGATGGAAAATCAACAGATAATAGTCCAACATTAGATAGAATAGATAACAACAAAGGCTATATTAAAGGTAATGTACAATGGATTTCAAGAAAAGCAAATCAAATGAAAAGCAATGCAAATTTTAAAGAGGTGAAAATGTTATATAACTATATGAAAAAACAGAATATTGAAAGGAAGTTTAATGACAGGTAAAGATATTGAAAAGATGAGACTAGAGAAAAGAATACAATGGCTTTTAGAAGTCAACAATAAACGTGGAGTTCAATTATTAAAAGAAAAGTATAGAAGGAAGTATGGGAAATAGAACATCAATGGAACGTGCAGCGGATGCTGAGGACCCAAATTTAAATATGGAAGATTGTTGCGTGTGTAAATCACCAATAGATGAAGAACAAGGGGATATAAGGGGATATTTTGGGATTATACCTACGTGTTTTTGTGTTTGGTGTATGTCTTCTATAACAGATATGGTTATACAGCTTAATGGTTTTGATGATATAGATGTGCTGCAGGAAAGAATTGATGAATTAAAAAGTGAACATTAACAAGAAAATAACACTACTAATATTACTATGGCTGCTTGATAAGATTATCATGTTAATTATGTTTATGTTTTTTTAGTGATATATTTACAAGACATATTAAATATTTTTGGTGTAGCATATATAGAAAAGGGAGGTATGTGGATGGAAGTAACAGAAGAATACTCAAAGGGATTTGACCTGGATTTAAAGTTTGGTAAACTGGGAGAAGACTTTGTTAAAGATATACAAGAAGGTAATGATAAGATAGAAGTAAAGACAGAACGTGATATATGGAAAACAACAGGTAATATTGCGGTAGAATTGCGCTATAAAGGTAATCCATCAGGCATTTCTACTACTGAATCTAACCTATGGGTGCATTTATTGAGCTATAAAGGGGTCATAGAGGGCGGATTTATGTTTAAGGTATGTAGACTAAGGGATAAGATAAAAAAGCTCCATAAAGAGGGGAATTTGAAAATGGTAATGGGAGGCGATGATATGATGAGCCAAATGGCACTGCTTCCAATTAAGGAATTGTTTTAAATATTCCAATTAAATTTATCGTAGTAAGACATAACATTAAACTTTTTACTATAATGTCCTAGCTTGCTCATAATTTTACCAAGTTTATTTTTATACTCTGCTTCTACTTCAAACAATCTATTTGTTAAATCTTTAGCATCAGGATGTTTTTGTAGCCAATTAATAAACAACATTGAAGCCATCTTACCTTCTTTGCTTGATTTGTTTAATGAAGCTCTATTTGGATTCAAGGTTTTAAGTTTTGATTTCATTTGAGAATTTGCATCTTTAAAAGCAAAGTCCATAGAATATCCCTGTCTAACTCTATCATGAGCAACTGCAAAGAATGTTAAATAAAATTGTTTAGCAAACTCCTCTTCTGTTCCTAGATAAAATGTATTTCTAAAATCTTCATAGTAAGGGCTGAGTTCTGTCCTCTGTATATCTTCAGGGCCAGGCTTACCTATATCTTCTTTATATTCCTGATACAGTTTATTAATTCTTATTCTATCTCTATTCAAAGGATTGTTTCTTCTATTTATTACTTTCATTGTATTAGCATAAAGAGATATATTACCAAAAACACCTTCTCCAAATTGTTTAAAGTTAGATTTACCTGTAGCTAGTTGGCTTGTTTCTAATCCAATAGACTGTAATGTTCTAAATATAGCAGGATGTATTGTATCTACAAATGAAGGGTCATATGGACTTATAACTTCAGACATTATACCTAAGAACTCACCTTTCCACATTGTTGTCCAGAACCTTCTCCACCAATCGCTGTTTTCTTTAGGCATATTAGTTCCAAGAAGAGAAGAGTATACTTGAAGCAATGCAGAACCTGTTAAATATGTCGCTGTTAATCCCATAACAGGCCTAATTATATCTTTATTCCTTAAAGAATATCTTACGTTTCTTTGAGTATTATCAGTTGCTGCATATGCCATACGTTTAAATAATGTTAAAGGCTTCATAGCTTCTTTACCTGCAAATTTAGGCATAAATAAATCTGCCGATGAACCTTGTGTGTTAACATGCGCATAAGTATTCATCTTCTTATCTATAACATCAATATTACGCATCATCTTAGCCTTTTCAAAAGAGCTTAAAGAGTTGTCTTTCTTAACATCTGATATTGAAGGATACTTTCTTTTCATTGCTATCTCTTTTTCAGTTAAAAAGTAGAATGTTTTTAATCTATCCTTTGCTCTCTTATGAAATTTATGGTCTTTAGGAAACATGCCAAGTCTTTTAAGTTGTCTTCTTTGGTCATAAGTAGAAGCAGCTATAGCTAATAACCTGTTAAACTTTTCTGTTGGCTTCATGAAACCTGCTTTAAATGCTGTTGCATCTAAAAATTTATCTACTCTGCTTCTTCCTTCATATATAACATTGCCTACACTAAAAGCATTGCTCTCAAGAGCTTTATTATAAACTTCTGCATCTCTTCCTAAAACTAAAGCAAATCCGCCAGCTACATCCCTAAGTCTATGTGCAAATATTGTTTGAGTTGTACCTGCTAAAAGATTTTTTCCTCCAGCTGTAGGGAAACTAAGACCTAATTTAGCAACAGTTCTAGCTGTTCCTTCTAATCCTCTATATAAAATTTCATATGGTTCTGCAGACTTCTCTGTACCAAGCTGTTTAGCAACAACTTCTTTAGCCCAGTTCAATTGCTTAGACCCTCCTCCAATTAGCTGTGCTTCTGCATCCTTGAATACTTTATGTATTCCGTTTCCTCTTTTTAAGTTTGCTATAGCTTGAGGGAACATTTCAAGAGTTGCATAAAATTTAGACATACCTCTAACATAAGAACCTACAGTTTTGTCAAACTTATATTCATATGTTCTTACAAGTTTACCGTTATCTCCTTCTACAAACAAGTCTTGAAGTGAATATCTTTCCTTTAAATATTTTACAGATATTTTACCAGGATTAAAATGTATTACATCTGAGTATTGCTCTTTAGCTAGACTTCTAGATATGTCCATTATAGTTTCTCCTTCTCTGCCTTCAAATATCTTTTCAGGTTTAAAGTTTTTACCATATTGACTTTTAGCTCTAGAATATGCAATGTCAAGTGCCAAACTTTCTATAGCTCTATCTCTCGCTTTACCTTCAACATTTAAAATTCTTTTAGCTTCTTGTGTTAACACTCTTGTCATATAAATTCCATCTTCAATAAACTTAATACCGCTTTTACTTGTTATTATTTCATATTCAGCCTGATTTAAACTCTGTTTTAATGCAGACTCATATTTACCTTGACCTAGAGTGTTTTGTATATTGTTTATATATTCTTGAGCTATTTGTCCTTCTTTAGTTTCAAGATTTAAATACTTCCAAGAACCATCTTTATTCTTTTTAGCAAGTCCATCACCATATTCATTGCCTTGCTTATTCTTTTTAATTGTATTTTTCCATTCAGGTTTTATTGCTTTATCTAAAAAGGCTTCAGCATCTTTAATTCTTTTTCTCTCTCCTTTTGGAAGTTTAGCATCTGAATTAGCCCATTTTTTAAGACCAAGAAGCATCTCTCCATTGTTGTCAAGCGCCATTGTCATTTTATTCTTTATAACATTAAGTCTTGATTCAGATGTTAATGGATTTCCTCCAAGTATCTTGTAAGAGTTAACATGAAAACGTGTTAATCCAGAAGCATTATTCTCTTGTAGCACATAATGGTTTAACATTTTTTGAGATAACTTCTTAAGCCCAATTGTTTTTAAAGCAGAATGTACAGTTCCAACAAGTAAATTACCTTCAGCAGCCAGTCTTTGTAATCCTTTATCTAAAGATTTCATATTCAAGTCACTGATTTCTTTAGTTGTTAAGAATGAAACGTTATCTTTTTCAACAGCATCAAGTTCTCGCATATACTCTGCATAGGCCTTAAGCTTATCATATGAGGCTTGGTACATATTCCCTTCTCTAACTCCCCAAACGTCCTTTAATAGCCTTTTTTGCTCTGAAATTGTTATATTCCTAGACATTCTAAGGTCTTCTATTTCCTTAACAAGTCCTAGCTTCCTTAATATATTCTTTTTGCCTACATACTCTTGAAGATTTAGTCCTTCAAATACATTTATAAAAGAATTAAGCTGTTCTACTTTTGTTTTATGAGCGAGTGACAGCTCATCCTTTGGTACTGTTATTCTAAATTTCTTAGGATTTATAATACCTGCTTCTTTTGCTACAAACTCTATTAATTCATTTGGTTTAAGTCCAAACTTCTCACCTGCAAGTCTAACTTCTCTTCCAATAGCATTAGCAAATGCCTTACTATCCTTGAAATCTTTAACTGTTCTAAATTCTGTTTTAACTCCTAATCCCTCAACTGTAGGTATACCTTCTCTTCTTATAATTTTTTCACCAAGAGCATAAGCTATCTCTTCTTTAGATAAAGGTTTATTGAATATAGATTTAAACCACATGTTAAGTTTTTTAAAGAAGCCTGTAGCTTTTGACATCATAGGAGCATCAAGTTGTTTATCAATAGCTTTACCAATCATAAGAACAGCATCTTCTTCTACAAACTTACCATCCTTATTTACAAATAATTTCTTTGCTTGATTATAAAGGCTCATTGTCTTTACTGTTTGCTTAGGTAAAGATTTCTCAGACTTACTTAAAACATCTAAAATTTTAAACACATAGTGAGATACCTCATGAGGGATAGTATCAGAAGGCGCTCTTCCTAGCTTAACTTTGATTGTCCAACTTTCAAGCTTCTCAAGATAACCAACAGCATCTTCAGGAATAGCTTTATCTTTAAATTCTTTAACCATTTCAGTAACAAGTTCAGGATATCTTTTTGATAACTCATATTTCCTTGCTGCATGTACCTCTTTAGGAGCAGGAACCTCTCCTTTAGATATAACTCTAAATTCTTTACCTCCAGGAGCAAGCTCAGATATAGGAGAATTTAATTTTTTATGTAAATCTTTTTGTGAGGCTATAACATCTTTTATATTTGCAACATCATATATTTGCTTAATTGCGGATTCATCGTGCCCAAGCAGCCAATTAAGTTTTCTATATTCAGGGCCATCCAGTGTCTTACCTCCAATAGTCTGCGCTCTTCTTCTAGTATCTGTAAGTCTTTTTTTATTATCTGAAGGAGTTAATTTTCCTACTTCTGTTACATACTTTTTGCTTGATAGATTTCCATCATATATTTGCATCAAAGTAGCAAGTTCTTTATCAACCCAAACAATCCTATCTGCAGTTTTATATTTCTTAAGTTCAGACATATCAAGATAATATTCATCCCCTTCTTTCTTTAGGACCTTTTTAATATTTTTTTTGTTTATTCTGTTAATCTCTTCATCTCTAACATAGAATTTAGAAGCTAATTGAGCCACTATATTATACCCTTCATCCTTCTTTTTATCAGATAACTGTTTAGCTCGTTTTAAAACATTTTTTCTAACTCCCTCTTTCGCTGGTTTTATATTCTTCCCTCTTGCTTCATTAAGAGACCTGTCAAACCCTGTAAATAATGAATCAAATAACTGTTTTTTAGTACCTGATATAAATTCATTAGCCCTTAATGACCCAATTATTTGTCTTAATGCCGAAATCCCTCCAGAATTAAATAATTTAGAAGACTGTATTGTTTTTGATACATCTCTACCATCTCTAATATAAGATATATCGAAGGAAGGTATACCCTCTTTTACAAGAGCAGCTAACTCTGTAGGATTTAATTCATAAATATTTTTACCTTTTGAATTTAAATAACCAATAAGTTTTATAGCTACCTTAGTATTAGCTTGTGGAGCTGTTGCCAAGCCTTTAGCGTATAAAGATTCTGCCATCTTATATGCGGCAATCATATCAAAATCATTCCCAGATAAAGAGTTTATAATATCCTTAGTTTCCCCTGACTCCCATATTTCTTTTTTCATTCTATTTTTATGAGGGTCTGTTTTAAATTGACCTTTTTCAGTAGCATAAAACTCATTATATTCTTTAGATAATTTTTCATAATAAGCTTTTTTAATTGGTACTCCTGGAGCTATCTCTTGCTGACCAGATACCATACTATGTATTTGTTCTACTTTAGCCTCTAAAGATGTTACAGGAATTGTTTTTGTTGGGTCAGAAATTTTTTCAATAGGAGCAGCTTCAGGTTCAACTACTTTTGCTCTTCCTTCTTGAACCATTTTATCAACTTCTAATTTTGTTCCCTCTTTAACAACTGGAGTATCCACACGAACTTCTTCTCCCATAGTTCCTTTTTTAGTTGTTGTAGTGGTTTCAGGCTTACCATCTTTAATTGGAGTATATTTTACAACCTTAACATCAGCACTAATAGCACGAGCAGCCTCTAACTCTTCGCCCTTTAATCCTTTTATATATGTTTCTTTTAATTCTTCTCCGACCTTTAATGCTTCAGCTTCTGTTTTCTTTATTCTTGCAGCTTTAGGAATAGATACTTTTGAACCATCAGGAGTTTCAAGAACTGTTTCATATCCTGTAACTTCTCCCTTTTTATTCTTAACTTCTTTAGCAGATACTTCAAAACCTCCAATGTATTTGTCTTGTGCTAATTTAATTGCATTAGGGTCACCTGTTACTATCCCATTGAGCATCGCATTAACATCTTCTAAATCTTTGACCTTCTGGTCAATCATTTTATCTATTTCAGCTTTCTTCTTATCTGTAACTTTACCTTTAAAAGCATCTTTATAAACTTGATATCCAAATTCTCTATTTGCTTGCATCTCTGTATATAAATGATATAACGTTAAGTTTGTAGCTCCAGCATCCTTCAATATCTTTGCTCTCATTTTATTTTGTTCAGCAGCAGGTAGTTTAGATATGTTTTCCATATCAGATAATAGCTTGTTATATTCTTTTAAATTGTTTCCAAAAGCATTTAAAGTATTTGAAGCTACAGTTTCTTGTGCTTCAAGATTAGCTATCTTCTCTATAACTTCTTTAGGTGTAGGAATACCAGCATCTTCATATCCTTTTTCTATAGATTTTAAAGATTTATATTCTTTAGATGCATTAGACATTACCTTCTTATTATTAATATCTGAATAAAATCCACCTTCATATTTACCTGTCTTTGGATTTTTAATACCTCCAAAAAACTCTCCATAAGCTTTTTCGTATCTAGTTACATCATTTTGCCCTATTCTTAATGGTTTCATTGAAGCTCTTAAGCCTCCAACAATACCAGTATTCATAAATATACTTGCAAGCCAATCATCCATATCGACATCTTCACCCATTAATGCACGTTCAGCAATCTGTCCTGTTCCAAATAAAGAACCCTCAGCAATAACCTGTCCATAACGATTCATAGTAGCTCTTGTTACTTTGTTAGCAAATGTTGGGTCTTTAGCTAATTTAGCTTGTGCAAATTTAGGAGCCATGAGTCCTTTTGTAACATAACCTGCAGCAGAACCTAAAGCTAAACTACTTGCTCCATGTTTAGTAGCTGCCCATATTGTTTGGAAGTAATCTCTTTCATCCCTAAGATTATTTTCAATCTCATAACTTTGTTGAGCTTGGTCTTGTATTGCTGCTCCTGCAGCTCCATATGTAGCAAGACTAAGGCCTGATTCAATAGCAGCTCCTTGCGCTAAATAAGAATTTAATCCTTGTTCTAATACTTTTTTCCTAGCACCTCTTTTAACACCTGCATTTTTCATCATCTTAGACATACCTTTAAGAGCATAATCTTTTAAAGGCCCTTTTGTTATTGTCTTAGCAGCTGCTCCTCCTATGGCAGAACTTCCAAAGAATGTCAATACATCCATAGGCGATACAAGGCCAACGAAGAATTGACCAACCTCATCATACCATTCTCTTTCAACTTCATCAACAGCATATTTAGCTTCTCCATGCATTAACTGATGTAATGTACCAGCCATTGATTTATTATATGCTTCAGCCCACCAATCACTTTCATCTGCATAAGCTTCAGCTAAACCTGATGTTAATATCTTCTTAAAGAAACCAGGATTAGCCTTCTCTTCTACTTCTTCTTTTGTTGGGATAGATTCTTGTTTTGGAGTTTGTGTAGTAAATGGATTGTCTGCATAGTCATATTCAGGATACCATCTTTTTAGCTTTTCATATATATCGTAATCAGATTCTCCAGATGAAGAATTATTATCTCTGTACCATTGAACTGCTTTTTGCGGATTAATCATTAATTAGTTGCTTGTTTCCCATAAAATGGACCAATTTTATAATGAGACTGCTTAAGTGTATGTGCATACTTTAACAATCTAACCATATTTAGATATTCGGTTTTATATTGTTTCTTAAATTCTTCTAATGTAAGCCCAGATTGCCTATATAATTTTCTTATATTATTAAGTTTCTTCTTTGCACCTGGTCCAGGATTAGTCAATTTAACCCTCCTTTTTCCTACAGGCTTATCACGACCTGTGTCAAGATTTGCACTTAATACTGATTTAGTTGCTGTTTCTACAGTCATATTTGTAGATAGAAATTCATCCATTGTACTTGTTTGAATCTCTGCAGGATTTAAATATTCATCCATTAAAGTACTTACCTGATTGTACATGTTTACATAATTCTTATATTCTTGAGGATATCCAGCTCCAGTTTTAGCATCTTTAGTCATACCTTTCCATTCATCTAAAGAAATTAACTTCTTGCCATACATATTTTTAACAAAAGATTTTAATTCACGACCAGTCTTACCTGCTCCAAATAAACTTTTTATTGGTCCAACCCATTTTGAATCCCATTCATCCATTCCATCTATAGTTGCATTCCATTCTTCTTGAGATATGTTTTTATTTACAGCATCATACATAAACTGTTCTCCAACAGATTTAGGCTCTTCCTGAGCTTTTTCTGTAGGATTTGGAGGCAAGTTATGTCTTTCTGTATAACTCTTCTCAATCTCTTCTTTTGTGCCTTCACCTGGAACATAATCTTCTGTTTCTTTTGTTTCACCTTCTGGGTCTATATAAGTAGTTTCTCCTAATTCATTAGCAAACTCAAAAAAACTTTCACCTCCAGATGTAGCTATATCTGCATAATCAGTTCCCATCCAGCTTTTATAACTTCGTCTATGCTTGTTTAATTTAACATTTGAGTCAAATTCTAATTTTTCAAGAGCATCAACAAGTCCTTCATTCTTTCCGTTCATAAAGCTAAGAATCCCTTTTTGAGCTAAATCTCTTTCATTAGGGTCGTCACTATTATTTGCGAGATTTCTTAGAAAATCCATATCATCTTGGCTATATTCTTCTTTTAGCAGCATATCTTTTATAGATTGTAAGTTATTCTTTTCAGATACTAATTCTCTTTCAATATTGCCAACTTTATTATTTCTAAAACTAATAAATCCTTTTCTGTCAATGCCTTGCATTATAAGAGATGCTTCTTCTTGAGTTATAGTTTCATCTCCAATAAGAGATTCCATTGCTTTGTCTAGCCTGTTTTGATATACAAGCATTTTTTCAATCACATCTCCTTCTTCAAATTCTTTATTTTTACCAACAGCTCCCTTATAATAAAATCCTGCTTCTCTTCCTGCTGAAGCTCTTGCTTGTAATGCGCCTAATCTTGAATACTCCTGAACAATCATATCTGCAACAGAATCATACAAAGGCTGTCCTTCAGCATTAGTTTTATTTTTATATAACGCATCTAAATCTTGCCAGTCTTCAGCTTTAGTTATATATAAATCACTATCAATGAAATCAGCTGTTGCATCAACTGCATCTCTATAATCATTATATGCATTTCTTTTATTTTGAACAGAGAAAGCAAGCGCTTGATGTTGTAAATCTGTCTCTCCATATTCAGAAGCTCTTTCATCTAAATTAGAAACAGCCATCTCAGCATTTGCAATCTGTTCATCTGTCATAGATGCATTTATGAGATTGTTTAATCCGTTTAAAGAAGAAGCTACTTCTGTTTTATCTCTTTCATTAACATTTGAAAAGTATTCCATAGTCTGCAACAAACTATCAATAGGATTTACAGAACGAAGTTGTTGCATTGACGCAAACTGTGATGGGTTTGCAGGTTTTATTCTAGCCATTAAATCTCCTTAATTATGCCCCTGGTGTAGCTAATCCAGCTGCAGTCTCTCTCCATTGATTAATTAAATCCAATATAGATGCTTGTTGTTGACTTCTTTGCTGGCCAATATTGGTTAAAGTTTCTGTCATTCCTTTTCCGTATACATCTTTAGCCTGTCCTTTAAATCTTTCAAATCCTCCAGAACCAGCAAATCCTCCAGCAGCTGTCTTCGCCTCTTTCCCTCCAGTTTTAGATATTAAATCCTGTAATAAAGGTTGTTGTGAAGCAGTCATAAAAGGACTATATGTTGAAGGAAGTAATCCTCTCATTTGCTGAGAAGATATAGGCTGGAATAATCCTGGATTATATTCATCTCCAAAACCAAACATAGAAGATAAAGAAGTTGCTATATTTTCTCCTGATATATTCGGAATATCTTGATATGTACCAGACCATGTTCCAGTTTCTCCCATAACATCTTCATCTCCTAATCCCATATCCCATAATAATTGTAAAATCTCTTGCATAATCTTCCTTTCTTAACCTTGTAATCCTGCTAAAAGTTGAATCAATAATGTTTTAAATCCTTCTTCTTCTTTTTTACTAAAATCCTTAAACCCTTTGGCTTTCAAGCCTGTAAAAAATTTCTCAAGCCCGCCCATTAAAGGGCCTTCCAATACTTGGCTAGCGCTTAAACTACCTGCTGGAAGAACAAATTTACCTAAAGACTCGTCAAAAGTAGGAGTTCCTGCAATGCCTTTTGCAGGAGTAGTTTCTCCGAAAAAATTCATATCGCCAAAAGTCTTTGCCATCCCATAAGATGTTAACCCAGATGTTAAAGCTTGTCCAAAAACATTTCCAAATTTACCAGCATCTTTTGCAGATTGTATTGCAGAATCTAAATCTGCTGCAGCACTTAATCTTCCTTGTTTGAAATCTGCTGCTTTCTCTGATAAAAATGTTCCTTCATATGGGTCGAATCCTGCTTTGCCAGTTCCAGTTAAAGGAGTTTCTTCTATAAACTTCTGAAGATTTTTAAGATTTCTTTCTGCAAAATTAGAGTCTTGAGCAGCACCATATCCAGCGCCTAATCCAGACGTAATTCCTGCAGCAATTGCACCACCAGCACCTGGAACAGCAACTGCCAATATAGGAGCAGCAATATTAACTAATTTCTCATACCATTTCTTTTTTCTTTTTTTAGAAGCTGCTTCTCTTTGTTTTTGTTCTATAGCAGCTGTCTTACTTCTAACATCTTGTCCATATTCTTTAATCATTTCCCCTTTTTGCATCTGACCTTGAAAACGTCCTTCTTCTTCTTTTCTTTTACCTTTTAAAAGATTGGTTATTAAATTTTCTTGTATACCTGATAATTGATATGGACTAACATATGCCATTAAATTACTCCTTTTCTGCTATAATTCGTCTGTTAAATATATTAATAATTCTTCTCATTTACAAATCTCTAATCATATTCTGCAAAATCACTTGTTGCAGCAGGTAATGCAGTTACTTTCATAATAAAATCTGCATATCTATTTGCAGCAGTTCCACCCCAATTTAAAAAAGCATTTGTTAAACTTGTTTTTGCACCAAACCAATAATTATAAGTTGAACCTGCTGTTAATCCTGTAATAGTCCAATAGTGTTGGCAAACCTCATCATCAGTTTCATCAGGCATCCTATGCGTTTGCTCATAACTATCTCCTATGGAGTTATAAGTTGCGTTATCTGATAAGCCAAAATATAAAATCCTATTGCTACTTGAAGCATTTGCATGTATTTGTATCATAACTTCTACTGCCCCACTTGGAGGAGCAATAAATCTAACTGTCATAGCACTATCAGGAACTGCATAAGACGTTGTCAAAGTATAAGAATCATGCCCAGCATCTTCACCAATCATTCTGTATCCAAGTATCATTCCTGCATAAGCACTATTTGCTACACTATACTCAGTGCCATCTTTTTTCATTGCAAAACTCCCATCTGTATCAATAGACAATGCATCTGTTGCATCAATAACAATGTCATCAGAAGAAACAAGTTTTACATCACCTGAACCTTGAGATTCTAATGTTACTGAAATATTAGTAGCTCCTATCAACTTTAGATTTCCTAATGTTCCTGTATTTAAAGAACCAAAAGTAGTTCCTGCTTTAGCAATATGTACATCAGCTCCTGCCGAATCTAATGTAATATCTCCTGCCGAATCTAATGAAATCGGTCCATCAGGTTGTAATGTTAAGCTAGCTGCAGCTGCACTTGCATCAACTGTTGAAATCACTGTTTCTCCATGCTCTGCAACATTTATCTCTAGATAATCTACAAGGCTTGAACCTCCCATTTCATACATTCTAAATATTGATTGGTCATCTGCTGCTCCAAAAATTGAACACATTCGATTAGTTGCTCCATCTACAGATACATGAAAAGAAGAAGCTTCACTTCCGTCAGCAATGTTTATTATAGTAGAACCATCTGCGTCTAATGTTAAATGGCCTACTGCTCCATCATTATCATTTGTAGATATTGTGCTGGCTCCATTTGCAGATACTCCTATCTGAAGAGAATCAGTTGAATTATAACTTAATTTTAACAAATTCGTTTGTGCTGATGTCTGCCAGTTATCATCATAATCTGAGTTATATTTAATATTAAGTGTTGAACCATCATATAATAAGGTAGGCTCTGCATCTACATTTCCTATGGATTGTGATACAGTTAATAATTGATTCTCTGCAGTACTGCTTACATTGTCATGCGAATCATTTTCAGAATAATACCATGTACCTCCATTAGCTTCACACGTTTCTTTATCAGAATACTGTTGTAACGAGCAATATGCCGTCTTATAGTCAATATCAAAAGAGTTTATATCATTTAATCCTAAATCATTAAATATCTCGCTAGCAGTCCTATATTTTATATCTCCATTTTCTGAAACAATAAACCTATCTGTGTTGATTCCAGCATTTTCAAGTTTCTTTATTGTCATTCTATCTGAAGAGAGATTTTTAATATAAGATGTATTAACTTTTTGAAGAGGCTGCATTGAAGTCTGAGCATACCAAGACCCTGCAGCTTTTATACATAAAAAAACTCCCTTTCCAGGTATTTTTGAAACAACAATATCTCCATCTTGCCCATATGCTTTTGTTGGAAAGTAAGATATTACACTTGGTCTAGTTCCGCTACGTGATATACTTTTTGCCATTATTTAATATTCTTTTCTCTGTAGACTATTGTTATGTCATTAATTTCAAATTTGTTTGCAACATTTGCAGCAATCGCTTTAAATTGCATCTGAAAAGAATATATATTATTAATAGGGTTTGTAGGTATAAGTTCAGCTGTTATCCATTGAATACTTGAAGCTCCATCTGAAAATCCATTTGTTGTTGAATAATTTGTGCTACTATTATCAAATTCAGTTACTAAACTTGAACCATTAGTCGCAAAATATGCTTTAACATTTGAATGAGCAGCTAAATCGCCTTGCTTTGATTTAAATGTAACATAAACTTTATATATTTTTTTTCTAACTCCAGGAGAACCAAAGTCAAAATCTTTTGTTGTCAGGTAAAAGAAATCTTCATTGTTTGAAGCATCACTTGAAGCTATAGAAGAGTCATCCCATTTATATATTGAGTTTAATTTAGTACCACTGTCTCCAGATGCAGATACAGAATAATATAAAACATCACCATCTTGATTGTTGACAAAATTTGATAGTAACCCTGTTTTTGCTGGCTTGCTTGTTTCTTCTATTCCAGTAATTTTATTCATTAATAAAGTCCATCCTTTAGACTGAAAATCATATGTAAAGCCTTCTATTGCTTGGCTATCCATGCTAGTTGTTTGAGCTGTATTAGAGTACCCTGTATTTTTAGTTACAATTAATTTCTTAGTGCTTTTTATATATCCAATAGAAGGAGAATATGAAGGTAAAATTGACCAATAATTACTATCACCAGCAATTCCTGAAGATTGAAAGGATTCAGTTCCAATCTTGTCATCAATCAGATTTTCTACTGACTCACCATCATACAGGAAACATCCATTTGAATTTGCCCAGCAAATCCCATAAGGAGTTGTAACAACTTGACATTGTTTATTTATGCCTACATGGTCAAACGTATCTTCTAAGTATTCATAATCTCCTGCTACATTTATAACAAATACTTTTCTTTTCTTAAATTGTAATAGCTTATCTTTAAAATAAGCAAGTCCTGTAATTTCATCTCCGTCAATTATAGCTACATCAATATAGTTGCTTGCTGGAAATAAATTATATTTACCTATAGGAGTTTTAATCATTCTATCACCATAATGTTTTCCATTTTGATATACATTTCCTACATATAATCTATTATTTACTTGTACAGATGTTTTATATTTACATGTCATTGTTTCTAAAAGCTTTGCATCTTCTTGAGATATTAATGATTCTGAATCATAGCTATCTACTTCATTATAGTAAAGCATATCCTCAGCTTTCACTTCAAAGACATAATGATTACTTCCTTCCATAACCATTTCAAATTCTTTTCCAGATGTTGAAGATTTTATTTTTACATGTTCAGTATCAACAGTTAATTGTTTATACCATATATCTTGTTCTTCATCTTTGAGATATATTTTTAACTCTCTATGTAAAGGATTCTGAATAATATCTACTCCAACCGCTACAGTAACATCTGGAGCTTGACTAGGCTGTATTGTTACATCATCTCCATCTGAATTTTGCCCATCTCCTAAAACTGTATCTGTTATATATATTGGAGATTCTTCGTTGAAATGATTTACTGTTGAAAATCCTACTGTAAATTTTCTTGCAAGCCAACTATCGGTAACAGCATCTTCAACGGACCTAAAATTAAAGTTTATTTTTATACCGTTTGAATCCATTCCATGTCCAAAAGTATCTCCAGCAGTAATATCTGGTTCATAAAAATTAATGTCTAACTTACCAAATCTAAGTCCTAAATTTGTTGTCCAGTCTACTTCCTCTCTTTCTTCCTGGGTAGGCTTATCAGGATAAGCATCATATGTAATACCATATCCCAATGAATTTAATCCAATTCTATTGTGAACATTATATACAGCTGTATTAGCTATACCCTCATTAAGGGAATGACCATCCATTCCTAGTATTTCTACTTTAAGAATAATATTATCAGTGCTTCTAACAGGACTAGGATGATTACCATTTCCAGAACCAAATGATAAAACATAATCATAATCAATTCTAAATTGATTATATTCGTTTTGAGCATCAACGCTCCAATCAGTATTTAAAACTCCTGGACCAACATTAGTAATATATGTTCCAGGAATAGCATTTCCAACCCATGTTAACTTTCTGTTATCATCTATTTCTGGAAGTATAGCTGAACTATAATTGTTTTCTAAGGTATATGAGCTTTGACCCTCTACCCCTACTAAAAGATTTAATAAATCATCGTTAGTCAATGCAGGAGCATCACTTTGGAAGCCCTGAAATTGCAATTTATGTACACTTACTTTTATTTTTGGAATCCAACATTTATGCCTAGTAGGATTTTCATCATGCATATCGGCACCATTATACATTGTTAAAGATTCAACTACCTGTCCAAATAAATGTAATTTTATTTTTAAAGAAGATATAAAAAGTCCATCTTCTTCTGCTTCAGTATAACCTAATTGGCTAACAATTGAAGACTGCATATCCTTATTAGCTGCTCCAAATATATTTTCATTTTCATAACTTAAGTCTTGGACCATTCCATTAGTTCCCATTATCGGAAACCAAAGAACATCATTTAATACTTGGTTCTGACCTGTTGTGGTTATAAATTCATTATTATTAAAGAAATCAGCATCTCCAGGAGGTCCTCCAGGTCTCCAACATAAACTCTGAGCTCCATCACCATCAACCCAATTAGAAGAACTAGAAAGAGAATGTCTGTGATATTTTCCTTTAGTTTGATTTCCATTATCTGTCCATACATTATTTGTTGATTCTGGAATATATTTTATAGGAATGTTCGCCACATATTCAGATATATAACTGTAATTACTATCAACATATGGTTGATTATGATGAAACCATTTATAGTGCCATGGTTCATTTCCTTCTGAATTAGTTGTTCCTTGTGCTGATTGAAATCCAGTGCCATCATCTTTAGGCCAAAATTCAAAACTTGCAAATGTATGCCCTAATATTCTTAATGCATCTATAGTATATGCAGATAATGATGGGTTTGTTTCTTGTGTTAACTCTATATTGCCAAGAGGAGGAAATACATTGTCTGTTAATACAAATTGTTTATAATTTTCATTATTATGTATAGTTCTATCTAAATAAAACCATCTTATTAAATTAGTTTCATCTGTAAAGTCTGAATTAGATATTTGTAATAATCCGTTTATATAAGAATAAACAGGAGAAAATTTAAATGAAGGATTTGAATAAAAAGCTGTATCCCAATAATTATTATTAGTGTGATACATAGTAAACGATGTTCTTTCAGTTTTATTATCTGGTAAAATAAGAAGATGGTCACTATATTCTTCTCCAGACTTATAATCATTTGTCATCATTCTAACATTTTTAATACCAACAGCTTGAACATTTGGATAATTAGAAGAATTAACCAGTTCTACATTTGCTGTTAAATCACTTTCATTAGATGCTCCTCCAGATGAAACTGTCATAGTAAAACTATTTCCATCTCCAGCAACTGATTGTATTGTATTATTGGCTAAATCTGCATCGTTAAAATTTGTTGTACCAGATATTGTCACTTTATCCTCTGCAGAAAATCCATGTGATTCAGCTGTATATGTAGCCGTAGTGCTTGACAGTGATACAGCAGTTATTTTTGCAGACTTTGTATTTTTAGTAGCTCCAAATGCTCCTCCATAAAAACGTATTTCCCAATCATTTGTATCACTGTAATCTGAAGGAACAGTAAATTCTAAATCATAAGATTGCCATCTGTCATACCATTTAAAAGGATTATATTCAATACCATCTTTTTTAGATAAAGCTCTTACTGGGCATAATTTATTTTTACCAGTTGTAAACTCTACTAAATCAGGAAAAGATTTTTTTACACAGACATAACTCAATAATACAGAGTGATTGTCATCCATCAAAGTTTGATTAAACTCTGGAATAATCATTGAAAATCTTATTGATGTTGTCACAGAATTAGCCTCTGTGCTTCTTGGAGGTACAAAAAATCTAACATATCTAAATTTAATAGAATCAGTCATGTGGTCATAATATTGACCTGGATGAGAATAAAAAGAGTTTTGCCCACAAAATCCAAAATTAATACCTGAGCCTGAGTCTGACCCATCTGTTCCTTCTATTGCTATATCAGAACCTAATCCATGTACATCAGCTATACTCCATCCTCCTGTCAGAGATTTATTATGGCCAGATTCAGTTTCCACGTCATAAACATCATAAGCCAATCTTGCAGTAACTGCATTTTCATTATATACCCCTAGGCTTCCATCTGTAGAAGCTACAGTTGTTTGAGCATATTTAAAATGTAAATCATACCAGCAGTTTCCATCTAGCTCAACTTCTTGATATAGGTAGGTTCCGCCTCCTTCTGTAGGATTTGTATACACATCTTTATGAGAAGATAATTTTAATACACTTGTTCCATTTCTCCCTCCATCTAAATGAATCATTCCTTTTGCATAATTATCAGCACTATGAGTCATATTTGTGCTTAACCAATTCGGCCAAAGAGTGGTACCGTTAATCTTCCATCCATCTAATGTATATAGTTTATCATTATTAGCGACTGTTATTTGGCTTCCTCTATTAGAAGAATTTTTATATCCATGAAATGAAATTAATTGACCACTATTTACTTCTGTACATACTCCTATAGTATCATTATAATTACTTCCAGGAACATCTGTTCCATCAGATAAAAATATTTTATTTAATGAATTTCCAGATGTCGCAGCATCACCACCATCACCATTGTCAACGGTAAATTCTTCTTCATTTGTATCAGCTGAAAGTTCTTCAGCAGCAACAATAGATGTATCTGATACATCATGAAAATCTCCATTATCTATTATATTAACAAAAGGAGCAAGTCCTCCATTTGAAACAGGTTCATTGCTAGATACCCATTCTCCTCCACTCATAAGCACAGCATCTTTTGAAGAACCATCTCCAGCAGTTGGAGAATAAACCAA